ACCTACTATGTGATGCATATGACAGAGGTTATGACCAGAGACCTCGTATCGATACTCAAACTTTCGATAATATGTTTGATGCAGTTGTTAACGCTACGGAGACTTATCTAAAATGAAGACAGTTGACGTTTACGACTTGCTTACCGATCGGGAGAGAGAAACAATTACCGATCTCTTAATGGAAGCATACGTTAGAGAGACTAACGAAACACCATTTCTTTTTGAAATTCAAACAAACATTATAGTGGAGGATGACTAAATGAGTTGCCAAGCAAACACAGAATTAATTGAAGCACTCTACGAGGAAGCACTTGTAGAAGTCAATGGAGACGAAGCGAAAGCGGAAGAAATCGCAAATTCACGTTTTTGGGAGATCGCTCAGTAATGCCACAAATCAATCTCACAATCGAAGAGCATCAATCACTCACAAAACTGTTAAGTCATCCTAAAAGCATGAAATACAGAAGTGACCTATATGACACAGAAACTTTTGACTCAATGGAGGATAAGGTATTTGATGCAGTAAACAATCTCACAATCGAGGACTTTTAATTATGCATTTATACAAAGTGACCGATCTTGAATTATACTTAAGCGAAGTAGGAGACGGAGACCCAGATTTGCAATATACACCCCAAGAGGAATATGTATTGCACCAAAGATGCATAGGTAGATGGAGAGCGAAGGACGATAACGACCTAAAAGAGCAAATTTGCAATTTTATTGGTTATCCTGTTGAATACATTGAATACGAGATACGAGGTTAACAGCATGATTAATTTAAGTCTATCATATGATGAAAAATATGAAATCATCAAACTCTACGATATTCTAAGGGATATGGATTTTGAGTTAACTGACAAACAGTCAGCAGTATTTGACAAAATACAGGAAGCAGGTTATAATTAATACTATGAATGACATTTTCCAGGAAATTCTTACAGACCTCGACACTTTGACAGCAATCAGAGGACAGCAGGCACAAAAAACTAACATACATAAGAATACTAAACCAGTTAAGATAATACTACCACCTGATTTAGTAATCCGCACAATTCCGCACTAATGCGGACGCCAAATTTTTTATGGACTCTAATCCTCTAAGCGACTCACTACCCAAGGCAGGCAAGTCAGAAATTTATGCACTTTTTGCTTTGCCAGTAGGCGTCTATAGTTGCCCCAATTTTGCTACAGTTAAAAAAGAAATCTTTAAATGGATAGAAACTCAAGATATCCGACCAGAGCATGATCGATTAGCAATAACTCACAACGTATCACAAATTGGAAAAAGAAACACAATTCTCGAAGACAATGCGAGCGTCGCCGATTTTTTGCTAAAGAGTTGCAAAGACTACAACGAGGGAGCATATTACTATGACCTCGATTTTGCCATATCTGACGCTTATCTTGAGTTAGCATCCAAGGGAGCATTATATGCACCACATGAGCATAGTAATTGTATCTACTCAGCAACATTGTTAATAAACTACCAAGAGGGACATTCGCCTTTGAAGTTTAGAAGGAATGTAGCAGGCAGTTATTACCCAGTTATGCAATTCCCTAATAAGGATTATACAGCATTTAATATGACTGAAGCAACCGTCCCAATGAAGGAAGGCGATCTTATAATTTATCCGTCCAGTATGACACACGGATACGAGGGTAACCCCTATGACGATCGTGTAAGCATGACAGTTAATTTTATACCAGATAAGTGAGTTTTCCACAGGCAAAAGAGACAATGTGAGAAACAATAAAAATATGAAAATAAATATACTTACGTCTTGTATCTTTCAGTTGTCTTAGAGCGTAACACAGCGAAGTTTTTTTGTCAAGTAATACGAGGACACCCAGACAAGTGGCACATGGGGGTTGACTTTTTGCCCCAAATCGCTTATGATAATTAGGAAGTTAAGTTTTTGACTCTTTTTGCCCGCTTATGCCTTTTGATGCTACTTCGCCATTTACAGAGTATAATGACCTGATGAAGAGAGCGAAGCAACTAGAAAAACCTAGAAGGAATGAAAAGGTTTTCTCAGGGAGTTTTCCACAGCCCACGGAAGGGGACGCGGAGGGGTCTATATGAGTAAGGTTTTTCAACTTCCTACTAGTCCACCTGTTAATATCAAAATATGGGAAAAGTCTCGCAAATACTTCTGGCAGTATGATTATTTGGGGTGTACGAAGTATGGTCCTTTTAGATCACAGTCTCAAGCACTAGATGATGCAAACAGACACAGCAGACAAATATGACTATACCGCACAAACTCACGGTATTATTAGACCTATATGAGAGTGGAGGATTACCACCTGATGAATTAATAGACATGTGTCAGCAACTAATAGATTATGGGTTAAATGAGGAGTTAACACAGTATACACCACTATGTGAGTATATGATCCTGGAAGGGATGTGTTATGATGTACCAGTTGAATAAGTGGCACACACATATACACAGCACCAGGAATATAGGTTATTATAATAATATAAACAAACAGGGGCACACATGCAACTAACACCAATCGCAGCAAACCAAACTGAAATCGAGACAGACAACGCAAGAGTATTTTTCAGTTATCGCACACCAGTAGCGGCTTATGTATTTGGTAGAGGGTATGTAAGGACAGAGCAGTACTGGAGCGTAACCACATCCAGGCACATAAACAAATGGCTCAGAGGTGGATACACAGACCTACCAAAGTGCGAAGAGGTCACACAAGAGTATCTCAACAATCTAGTATGAGACACAGAAACAGATCAACAGTAAAATGTTGATCTTTTTTTATATCTAATAATCCGATATATAAAAATGCCTACTTCCCTAACCTACAAAAGTATCCCAAAGCGAGTGATTTGTTTTATCGATATGAAAAAATTTTTCCAATATAAAAATCCCCCTGAGAGGTCGCATGGGTAGACGACTGAAACAACAAGAGATTGAGAAGGAATACTCACACTTACTCGGAGAGGAGTGGCGAAGTATTCATTCATGGAGTTGCTACCATTGTGTAAGAAAATACTATCGGTTGTATTGCAATCGTGATCTAAGAGACTTTACTAAGTTAGATCAGATATATGCTTTTACTGATGATGCTATTAACACGGAAGAAGGAGAATATGTAATGAAGAGTGAGATGTGGGAGAAAGCATCACTTGACTCTTTGCAGAAAGATGATATAATACTCTTTAGACTATGGTATACGCCTCTAGAAGGGGGTTATACTAAGAGACATGGGCAAGCACCTAACCATGGAGGTGTTTATCTGGGTGATGGGTTTATGCTTCATCATCCTTATAGGGGACAGTCTCAGATTACAGACTTAAAAGCACCTGGTAATAGTTTCTATATGGAGACATGCGTAGGTGCAATTCGTGGTAAGTCTACATAAGATGTATCAAGCATAACATCTACTAATGAGTAATAGATATACTCTAACAATAGAAGACGATGACTATGGCGATTTATTCATCACACTGCCAGTTGAATTATGGGAAGAGATGGGATGGAAAGCAGGCACCAAACTAGAGTATACTGAGGAAACAGACGGCTCCATTATATTGAAAGCCGTTGACGAATAAAAAAATCGCGAGCGTGAAACATGCCAGTTAAATCAACGAGTCCTATTAGTTATGGGGATCCTTCTAATCCGACTCAACCTCTGCCAACGGCAGGAATGGACGATATCGAAAAAATCGCTTTCTGCCTAGAAAAGGTCGGTGAAGGAATCGAGAATCTTGCGAAAAGGACTGCTATCTGTGAGGATGCCATCCGTAAGTATCCTAAACCTGGTCCTGATATGATTCAGTATAAACCAGAAGGGTATGAGAAGCATCTGAATATCAAAGAGGTATTGGACGATCTGTATTCACGACTAAATAAACTGGAAGAGCGTCTAGGTTGATTTGGCTTGTTTCATCCTATCTACTAAACGATCGTTTCCCAACCCCATAGACGGTGAAGACTATGTAAAACCCTTCTTCGACGAAGCAAACAACGAATCTTATGAGATTGAGTTTCAAGGAGAAGGTCCTGGCACTATGCCACTAGGCAAAGATATAGTGCATTACATAGGAGAAGAGCAGAAAACCTGCATTGCAAACTGTGATGACGGTAGACAACCTGTTTATCGCTTCTATAGAGGTAGTAAAGACGATCACAAATACGCAAAAACCCCAGAGTTGACGAAAGAGCATGCTATTGGGGATAATGAGTCGTGGCAAAAAGTATTAAGAGGGTATAATCCAGAGCCTAGACAGGGACAGATCCCTGTTTTTTACTTGATGAATACTCAAGTTGCAAATTCTGTGCCTGTTTATATCTGGTATCGAGGACAAAGAGACGATAATACAAAACTATCACTATCAAATACACCTCCTACGAGTAATAATGGTAAACCATACTACCTTGTAGGGACTCTAGGATATATTTTTACGTCAGAAAGTGATGCAAATGCCTATGCAGGGACAGGAGAGACCGCTGTGCCCCTCTATCATTACTTCTATGACCCAGAAGATGACTTCTATACTATCAATCCTGCAGCAGAAGTTAACCTGAGTGGCGGTCCTATCGCCCCTGCAGAGGCGAGAGCAGGTCAATATGTATATCAGGGTATCTTTGGGTATGTTTTTCAAGGAGAAAACCCTGATGCATCGGACAATGAGTTTAAAGATGTAGGTAAAATAGGTCCTACTGGTCAGTGTATTGACAAATCAGGTTGGTATACATGGGATACTAACAGTGGTGGTCTGTTTAGTTACAAGTCTTATAGGAAAAACTCCTTTGGGACGAATGCATTTGGTCAACCTATAGGCACACCAGGTGTTGCAGGGTTTGGTGAGTCGGGAAATGCAGGTATTGTAGGTGGTGTGCAGGCAGATGGAGACGCAAACTTCGAGTGGTTGTATGGATTAAACGGTGCAGTCAAAGGAGCAGTGCCTAGATTCCTAGGATTCCAGACTGCGTATGACTCACAATACATGTATTATCTGTATGACACGTCATATCCGTGGAATGGTCCTATATTTGGAATACAATATCTACTCTCAGATGCAGGTTGTTGCCCAAATCACCGTCAAAACAACAATAATACTTGTGTTGTTAACGAAGAATGGTATTCTCACTTCTATCAGATCCGTGAAGACTCGTGGAAAACGACTAGGACACGCATAGATGTCTCAGGACCTGCGGGATCTGGCGTAGAAGAGTCATTTAGGACTGCGGATACAGACACTACAAGGATATTTTTCAAATATTTGACGACAACTGGCACATTTAAGAAGGGTGAGCAGATAAACGGATGGAATATTGCGGGCATTTTCTACTTCGGTGGCAAAATGAATGCGGGATATATGGAATTAACAGCGGATGGACGCAAGAGAGGCAAGAAATTTACCTATCAAGAGCAGTTTTCGAGCAGACCTTACCCTGTAGACGAGGGTGAAGACCCGCCTCCTGTCGCAACTATACAAGTTTTAGCAGGATATGGCATAGAAGACAAGGCAGCCTTCTTTGGAGTGTATGAATTTGAGAAAAATATCTCATACTACAAGGTAAAATTAGATCCAAAGGCACTCATACCGACACGCACACTCGATTTAGCAGAGGCAGAAGCGATTGTAGACACTGAAGGTAAGATAGTTGAGATCAAAGTTATCAATGGTGGGGTCGGATATCGCAATCCTACCGTAACTGTAGCGGAGCCTGGTCAGTTAGAGGAGTTTAGTAGCACAGATACAGCACGTCAGATGCGTGGTGCCTTCCTTAGAGACTACGGATCACCTGTAAAGTCCTTCCCAGAGTATAATTCTACTGGTGAAATAGGTGAGCAGAAGATATCTTTAGACAAATTTGAGCGTAGACAGCTCCAAGTGTTGCAAAATAGGAAGGAAAGAGAGTTTGATACGGTGCAACAATTCCGTAATGCAGAGATTAGAGTCGGAAGAATCACTAAATCAGGTATTATTAAGCGTATTGACGTGATAGATGGTGGATCTGGATACGATCCACACTTCCCTCCACAGGTTTACATCGCAGAATCAGGTCTTTCTATAGATGTAGAGACAAAATTAGACGAGCCTACACTAGATTCCTCTCAAATTGACATCGAAGAGATGTTTGATTTCGAGACTGAGGGCAATCCGCTCAGTAGTGACGTAGTTACAGACGAAATGGCAGAGGTAAATAAGGGTTACACTAGCAATATTCCGATTACATACATGGAATACGCAGAAGTTGACCCAGAAGGTAAGACAGTATTGTGTCAAAACCTCCCTGCGGACTGTATACAGATAGATATGGGTCTTCCTTTGGTCGAAGCAATGCCTCCTGTAGAGACTTTTGAGAATTTGAGTGCACAAGAGCCTCCACAAATGATGTTAGGACCTAATGAAACCTCATCTCCCGCTGCAGAGAAGTTTTCTAGCGGTGTATATTCCGATATTTTAGGTGGATTGCAGCAATCTGGTGCGGACAGCGAGTCATTTAGTGGTCTCTACGGAAGTTTTAACGGAAATAGGTGCATGATTGTTGATCAACCAGTGATTCACAACATAAAAAAGTGGTTTCAGATGCCTTGTGCGTATATGGAGGCGGAAGATAACCCAAGATCCAACTTTTATGGCGAAGTGCAAGACGAATTTAGGGCATCGCGGAAAGCATTTGGGTATTTACCTTGGAAATACTGTGCTCCGCATGATGAAAAAGCAGAATTTACCGTTTCACTCTCATTTGACGGAAAGACAATAGGTAATCAAGGTCAAGCATTCATGAAATTCTTGAATACTTTGCCAAAACCCAAACTTTCACCTAAAAGAAATGTCGCAGGTGGGTATAAAACATGGAGTTGCACCCGAGGTAACGTGCCAGGTCGCTGTTATCGTGGTAGTAACAATAGTATAGAATACGTCCCAATCGGACTTGACGAAAATACATATGATTATAACCGTAGTAACTATTCTAGAGCACAACAGTTTAGTTTGTGGTTAGGAAATAACCTAGATGGCAGTCCTACGGACACTACTTCTAATTGGAGCACACTAATTGATGGAGTCCCCACACCAGGATCTCAAAGTTATACTGAGTTTTCAGTCAATAGCGGGAGTTGTCCAAGTGACCCTACCAATATTCCTCACGATTGTTGGGACAGGTATGTGCGTAAGGGCAGTAACACAAATGGAGTCCTTGATGTCTACTGTGGATGGGACGACAATGGAAATCCGCTTGCAGGACAAACCTACTACGAGATCACCCCGCCTTCAGCAACAAATACAGGAGCGAATGGAAACAATACTATAAGTAGTAATTGGCCAGGCTCAGGAGGTGGTCTGTGCAACACCTGTAACGCCCTAGCACATGTTGCAGACTGCTCTATTGCCGTTGACCCTAAACGTATGGAAACAGAGCGTTACAGGATCAAGATGGGTGACTACACAGGCAAGATGCAAATAATGAATTATCTGACTGGTGGCACAAATGCACTGGCAAGAAGTATTAAAAACTTAGGTAATCCATTCTTCGACGAGTGCCAAGATAAATACCCATATCTGGATGGCAGAGAATTAGAGGGACAGGGATAATGGGATTTGGATTTCTAAAACCAGTTGCTGCTATCAATGGTCTACCTGATTCTGGACATGGGTTGTGCTTACCTCCCACAATTCACAGCACGGAGTCTTGCGGAGCAATCCCAAGGACAAGGACTATTCGTATTAAGGAATATACTTGTTGGTGGCCACCTCTTAGTCTAATACCTTTGACACCTTTAGCACCAAATCGTGCTACAGTATTAGTCAATGGTTTCCCCATCATGTTGGCGGGTGATAAATTCATTGTACACCCATCTGCATGTACGAATATAGTGATTCATATGTGTCCATGTGGTAAATCACTATGTCCGAAACCAACGCCCTACCCTTGCTCGGTATTAACGACAGAGGATAGAGGTATTGGACATGATAGGACTCTATATCCTACAACCTTAACTGTGTTTGCACTCAAGCGATTGATTGCTAGACAGTTAGACCCACTAGGAGTCGGATTTCCTGGCTTCTCGTATCCTTGCTCATCAGTCGTAGCATATGGCTCGATGAATGTATGGGCAGGTTAGTAAACTTATTAAATTATTATGGCAACTAGATCAACAGCCTTCGTATCAGGCGGAGTAGATACAAGACCAAAGAAAACTAGACAAGGTAAAAGTCAAAATACTAAATTGTCTGCTACCTCAAGAAATAAGCCTCGTAAAAAGTATCGTGGACAAGGCTAAATAATAAACGTAACCTATATTATGGCAAAATTCATTATTAATGCATAGTGTCATACAGAATTCGATCAGATAAAAACATAAGTCGTGGTTTTAGAGATTTTGCAATGTCTTTCAAAGCAAATCCTAATAGCCGCGACTTTGGTGCTGTCAAAAATGAGAATGCAATCAAGCAGGCAGTCCTAAATCTGATTAAAACCGATATTGGTGAGAAACCCTTTCAGTATGATGTCGGATCTAGAGTAACTGGACTACTATTTGAGCCTTATGATGTTTTTACAGGTGAGGCAATCAAAGATGAAATACAAAGCACTCTAGACAGATACGAAAAACGTATCAGAGTAACATCTGTCAATGTGCAAGACGGTTTTGACACTAACTCATTAGAAGTTAGAGTTGAATATACAATCGTAGGAGAAAGAATCCTTAAAGAGATCGACTTTATACTAGAGAGGACGTAATGGCTGCAGTACCATCAGAATTAACCTCCTTAGATTTCTTTGAAATCAAGGAATCGATAAGATCATACCTCAGGACTCGATCAGAGTTTACTGATTATGACTTTGAGGGATCTGCTGCGTCTTACCTCCTAGACATTCTTGCTTATAACACATATTATACTGCATTCAATGCAAACATGTCTCTGAATGAGGCATTCTTAGAAACATCTACTGTCAGAGACAATATTGTTAAGGTTGCTAAACAACTTAACTACACTCCTCGTAGTGTAAAGTCTCCAAAAGCGTTTGTGACGGTAACTGTGCAGACTTTAATTGGTGCAAACGGTCTAACCTACCCTGAGCAGGTTACAATTAACAAAGGTGACTCGTTTAGTGCTGAAAATAACTTTGATGACTATATTTTTACAATTCTAACTCAAGTCCAAGCACCTGTTGACCAATCTACAGGTAAAGCGACGTTTAGATGTCTTGCAACATATCAAGGTAACCTTCTTACTTACTCATTTGTTGTTAATAACACGAAAAGACAAGAATACATCATTCCTAGTGAAGATGTAGACACTGAAAGGATGATTGTTTACATATCTCCTTCTGTGCAGTCATCAGAAATTGATATTTACAATAGAGCAACTTCATCTGTTAACTTAGACAGTAATTCTCGTATTTACTTCCTTGAAGAAGTTGATGATTTACGTTATAAGGTAATTTTTGGTGATGGAGTGTTAGGAAGACAATTAGTTGACGGTGAATTTGTAAAAATTGACTATGTAAGGACAGTTGGTAAAGAAGCAAACGGTGCAAGAGACTTTACTTTCATTGGGACAGCAAATGACAGCGAAGGACGCATAATTAGCAACAATGCTATTAGTGTTGTTACCGAAAACCAAGCAGCAGACGGTGAAGACAGAGAATCACCTGTATCAATCAAGTATAATGCTCCTAGATTGTATACAACACAAAACAGAGCAGTAACAGAGAGAGATTTTGAGAATCTAGTAAGACAACTCTATCCACAATCACGATCAGTGGTTGCATATGGTGGTGAGAAGTTAAATCCTCCTGTTTATGGAAAAGTTTACGTTGCAGTTAGACCTAAGACTGGATCTAAGTTGAATGAGACTACAAAAGTCAGAATTAAGAATCAATTAAAAGATTATTCGATCGGTGCTATCGATCCGATCATCATTGATCCTACAACTCTCTATGTTATTCCTAAATCTTACGTTTACTATAATGGTAATGACACTAATCTTAGTTCTAATGACCTAAGGACTAAAGTATTAAAAAATATCGACGATTACAATGCACAAAATGCTGCAAATAGATTCAACAACAGATTTGAAGGATCTAAGTATGCAGGAGTAGTCGATAACTCTGATCCTGCTATCTCAGGTAGCACAACTCAGATTACTCTAGGTCAGAATCTTGATACATTCCAGTTTGGTCAAGTATTCAACCAATGTCTAGATTTCAACAACCCTTTATTCCGTCCAGGCGACTATTCTGGCACTAGTGATGATAATGGCACTGGCGATGGAAACGGCACCTCAGGGGACGGCACAGATGGGTCTGACGGCACATGTAAACCAACCTTCTCTGTAGTTAAATCAGGCACATTCTATGCAACTGGATATACTGAAAGTCTTCTTAATAATGCCAATCTAACTAGTGGTGTTGTCCAAGTAGATACTGCAGTTTTTGACTCTACTACTTCACAAACTCTTGTCCCTGTAAATTTAAGAGATGACGGTAAAGGTAACATGATGTTAGTTACTGTTAAAGATGAGGCAGAAGTAATCTTAAATAATAATGTCGGGTCAGTCAATTACAATACTGGTGAAGTATGTGTAGGACCTCTAAACGTTGCACTAACACCTGACGATACAAACAGAATTCCAGTGGTTGTCTACCCTAGCGGTGGATCACTTGAGCCTCCTGCAGGCACAGACCCAATTATCTTCAACCCAGACGTAAATCCAATAGATTATACGATCAATGACTTATCAGTCCCCATCTTCGATCCTAATAATTTCAGTGGATTTAACTTTGGTGGTGGAGAGCTAAATATACTTGATTACCCCACGGATACATTCACTTATCCCGATATAGAAGACTGCTTCTAAGTTATGTCTAGAGTACAGGTTTCTGACAGAGTTGAGCAACAGTTACCTGATTTTATTAAATCAGAAGACCGTGCCTTTGTCCAACTACTACAAGAATACTACAAATCACAGGAGAAAGTAGGTAGACCCTACGACATACTTAATAATGTACTCGATTATCTTGACTTAGACACTTATCAGTCAAATGTCTTAACATCTGAGACAAATGTGCTTCAAGCAATAGGTTTGAATGACACAGAGATTGTTGTCGAAGATATTGACGGATATCAGGAAAGAAATGGTAGTATTAAGATTGATAATGAGATCTTATACTATGAATCGGTAACCAGAGGTCCTGATGCTATCATGACACCTGGTATTGCACCACATGAATTTAAGAAGAAAGAGCAAGCACTAGAAAATCCATATTACGAGTTTGATGGCGTCCAAACTACATTTCCATTAAAGTATCAAGGTAATCCAGTTAGTCCTGCGTCTGTAGATCACCTAATAGTTACTGTCTATAATGTAACTCTTAGACCTACAGTAGATTACACTGTTAGTGGCACCAATATCATCTTCACAGTGCCCCCTAGAGCACCTCTAGGAGGCGATGACCAAGGTTTTACTAAGATTGTCTATCTTATAGGTTTTGCTGATAAAACCATTGTTACAATGGATCCTGTCCCATTCTCAGAATGGCAAGGCACAAAATATTATCCTCTAAGAGTAAATGGATCTGCATATACTCCAATTTCTGATGTTTCTTTAATTGTCAACCGCTCAGGACAATTACAAAAACCTTTTGAGCAGTTTAATGTTTATCAAGATACTCTTGTTACTAAGTTTGCTCTTGGTAGTCAAGATACTCTTCATGTTAGAGCGATTGAATTTGTCCCTGCAGCATTTGGTAGTGGAGCAACAGCTGTATGTAATGTTGTAGACAATCAGATTGATAATATCTTAGTTAAAGAGGGTGGTAAAGGATATAGACTTGATTTTGCTCCTAGAGTAAATGTCCAAACTGCTACTACTGGTGAATATGCTACTGCACACAGTTTAGTTGCAGGTATTAAAGATATTCAGTTAATTTCTGGTGGTCAAGGTTATACATCTTATAATCCTCCTATTCCTTTAGTTACTGCACCTAGTAATCCTAATGGTAGACTTGCAAGGGTTGCTTTGACAGTCAATGATACCACTGGAATGGTAGATACAGTTAGAATTACTGATTCTGGATCTGGTTATGACTTTGTGCCAGTTATTACCTTTAATAATCCTGGCGGTGCAACTATTAGTGATGCAACTATTGATTCTGAGGGTAGACTTAACGTAGATAGCATTACAGTTACTTCACCAGGTCTTAATTATGCTAACCCTCCTACAATATACATTGATCCTGCACCTGACGGTGGTATCAACGCTATTGCAGAGTGCTCTCTAACTGCAGAAGGTGGTTTAAGTCTAGTTACTATCATTAATAGAGGAAGAGGGTATACAAGTCCTCCTAGATGCCGTGTAATCGATCCTGTTGGTGCTCAAGTCTTAGATGTGACTGTATCTAGTGGTGCTGTTACAGATATTGAGTTATTGACTGGTGGTAGAGGTTATACTGACGCTCCATCTGTCTATATTGTTGACGATCGCAAAGATGCATACGGTGATCCTATTGGAGGCACAGGTGCAACTGCTGCAGCGACTATATTCAACGGTGAGTTAACAGATATCAACATTACCAACTTTGGTACTGGATATAGTGAGACAAATCCTCCTACAATTTACATTGCTGAGCCTCAAGCAGCAAAAGCATCTGTAAATGTTGGATATGACGAAGTTACTGGATTTGTAATTGAAGAACGTGGTAGAAACTATGTGCCTAGTGCATTTAATGGTATTGTCCGTGGTGTTTCTAACGTTGTTGACTTTGATGAGTTTGGAAATCAAATATTTGCAAAAGAAAGTCAAATTGCTACTAGCACACACCCTATAGGGTCAGTAGTCCACAACCTTGACTCTATTTTCATCTATCAGTTATTTGAGAAGTTTAGAAAGCAATATTTACCGACTATAAATCTAGATCCAAGTAAAGTTAACCCTGTTAACGTAATTAAGAATATCAGGGACTTCTATCTTGCTAAAGGTACTGCATTGGGTGCAAAATACCTTTTCAAGATTCTTTTTGGTGAAGAGATTGAGGTTTCATATCCTAAAGAGCAGATTATCTCTCCATCTGCTGCTACATGGACTGTAGACACTATTTTAAGGACTCAGGTTGTATCTGGTGACGCTGCTAACCTAATTGACTCAGAAGTTATCCAATATGCAGATGATGTTGACCAAAATGTCAAAAATGCATCAGCATTAGTTGAAAATGCAATTTCTATCATCAAAGGTGAAGATACAATTTATGAATTGGTAATATCTGAAGAAACACTTACTGGCACATTTAAAATACCTTATATTACTAGTCTAGTTGAGCCATTAAGCACTACAGGGCAAATTGTAACCGTTGACTCGACTATTGGATGGCCAGAAAGAAACGGCACCTTCTTTATTGGTGATAATGAAGAAGTATTGTATAAAGAGAAGTCACTTAACCAATTTATCGAATGTACTCGATCAAATAACGGTATTGTCGAAGATTGGGATCCTGGCACGACTATTACTTCCAATATTTTCATTTACGCTAATAGAGGCACTTCTACTGAAGTTAAAATGCGTGTTTTGGGTATTGCCGAAGCAGGAAGCACAGTATTAGACGATACAGGGTCATATTACTTACCTGGCGATAAATTAAAGGTTGCATCACTCGGATCAGACTCTGTTGGTGAAGAAAGACTAGAATCTTGGTTTTACAACGTTAAAAAACTTGTTAGGGTCTCTACAATCGATCCTGGCGGTGCATCACAAGTTGCAACCGTAACAACCGAAGAACCTCATGGATTATTGGTAGAAGACACCGTTACAGTGTATGGTGCTAACCCAGTTGTCTTTAATGGCACATTCCAAGTTTCTTCTCGTATTGACGACTTTAATTTTTCATATAGAGTTGCAACAGCAACTGATATCGTCCCTGTTGGTAATATCTTACTTTCAGTCGATCTTAACAGAGGTAAGTCTACTGAAACTCCAATTAACAACGTTGTTACTGAATTTACGACTAATATTCAGAATTCCTTCTTTAATGCCGATTATGTCTACGTTGCAGCGTCTGGTCTTCCAAACTACAAGATAGGACCTTTTATTGGGTCTGCATTGATACCTGGCAACCAAAGAAAACTTATTAGAGTCCCTAGGACTGTAAATACCGTTTCTGAGAGACAACAGATTGCTGCTAACAGTGCAATAGGTGCTTGGGTTAATGGTGTAAGTATATGGTGCTATAAGTCAGAAGAGTCAATCCTTTTCGGTCCTTTGACTGGTATTGTTGTTGCTAACTCAGGTCTTAACTATGATGCAGGATCTCCCCCAGAAGTCCTTATTGAAGGTGGTGGAGGTAGTGGTGCAACTGCTACTGTTACAGTTAACGGTAGTGTTGACTCATTTGAGGTAACTGCAGGAGGACAGGATTATACATCTTCTCCATTGATCTCTATCGTTGGTGGTGGTGGATCAGGTGCATCTGCAACCGCAGTTGTTACTAATGGTGTTATAACAAGAATCTTAGTAAGTAATCCTGGCAGTGGCTTCACATCACAACCATCTATTACTATTACTGGGGGTGGCGGTAGTGGTGCTGCAGCCACTGCTAATATCAGAGGTCCTATCTCTGCTGTTACATTAACAGGTGGTGGATCAGGATACACATCTCTCCCCACTGTATCTGTTACATCTGGTGAAGGTGCATTAGCACAACCAATCGTATTGAATGGTAGAATCGTATCTATCGCTATTATTAACTCTGGTCGTCGTTATACAACAGCACCAAGAGTTGTAATCAATGGTGATGGATTTGGTGCTGTTGCAAAAGCAACCATTGCAACAACTGGGGAAGACAAGGGTAAAGTAATTGGCATCTCCATATCCAACAGAGGTATTAACTATATCCAAGGTACAACTACTGTAAGACTAGACGCTGTTGGTGAATTAGCAACATTCACTGCACAGGTATTTGAGTGGAATAAAAACTTTGAATATGAGCTTTCTAACAAGTATGATATAGCAAGAGGATATGTATTTACTGGACTTAATAACCAGTATGGTGGAGAATATGCTCACCTTTCAGATCCAAAAGAATTACGTTATGTTGTTGGAGACAACGTATTCTTAGATCAGGAAACAGGTAAATTCCAAGAAATTGAAACTAACTTCCAACACTCTCCAATCTTAGGATGGGCATATGATGGTAACCCAATCTACGGTCCTTATGGATATGCAAACCCAACCGATCAAAACAGTGGTGTAAGAAGACTTCGCACATCATATCAACTTAAACCTGAGATAGTATTATCAGATGCAAACCCAAGTCCTGCTAGAGTTGACGGTCCTCTACTAGCAACTTATCCTGCAGGGTCATTTGTACCTGACTATGAGTATGTTTTCCAACAAGGTGACCTAGATCAATATAACGGTCGTTTCTGTAAAACACCTGAGTATCCTGATGGCACATATGCATACTTCGTTACTATTGATGCATCTTCAGATGGTTTACCACTATTCCCATACATTATGGGTCCTGCATTTAACTCACTTCCAGATGAGTGGAATTTAAGTCAAGGTGCAGTCCAAGAAAATATTCCTGCTGATGTTGTAAGATATAGAGTCCCATATGAGAATGTGGACATAGATGTTGAGCGTTTACCAAACCAAGAGGCAGACGTTTTAACAACTGAGATAGAAGGTTATCCTATCATCTTTGAGATTCAAGATAGTAACCAAGATGGTATTATTGATGCTAATGAGCAACAAGAGATATTACAGTTACAAGAGGAGCCTACACTACAGATATATGATTACTTCCCACAAGTCTCACTTGAGTCTAAAGTTGACATCGATGTAGAGACTGTTACTCAGTTTGAGACTGCACAAATTGATGGTTTCGTTATTGAGAATCCTGGTAGATCTTATCAGGTAAATGATACCGTATTCTTCGATAATGAAGGCACTGGTGGATTTGGTGCTTCTGCAATTATTGATAGTATTAAAGGTGTCCCTATAAGTGCATATGTCAAGGAAATAATTGGTGATAGACCATATGGTGTTATTACAACTTCTGAAAACCATGATCTTTCTCAAGGTGATGAAGTTATTGTAGATAGCACTCCTATTACGTCAAATACAAATAAAGAGTTTACTGTAAAAGTTGTAGATGGTATTGAGAGTGTTACAGTAGATATAGAAGGTATTGGATATAGTGAGTTAATACCTCCAACATATGAGTTGGTTGATGACTCAGGTGGTGTTGATGCTGAATTTACTATCAACTTAGACGCTGCAGGTGTTGCAAGCTCATTTAATATTGTAAACTCTGGTAATGGTTATAGCACAACTAATGTCCCACAAATCAGAGTATCACATCCACAGTCAAATACTAAAACACGTTATTGGTTATCAGAGTATTTGAATGACAGTGGTAACGTTACCATATTCGATAGTTACTCAACAGTTAATAGAGACTACTATATTTGTGGATCTTTAGTAGAAGATATCGATAATGATCAAGTTGGTTTCATTGCCAAGTTTGATGACCTTGGTGAGGTGCAGTGGGTTAGGACATTGCTTCCAAATAATGCAGGCACTAAGAAACTTGAATTTACTTGTCTATACGTTGATGACTCACAAGAAAACGACCTCATATATGTTGGTGGCCAAACATATGACCCCGATAACGCCAATTATAATCCAGATGTCTGGTTTGGTAAATATGAGTCAGAAAGAGATGCACAAAACAATCCTACAGGTACTTTAAAGTGGCAGAAGTCTATCGCAGGTATATCTGGTGGACAACGTAGAGACTATATTACTGACATTGCTCTTGACGAAAATAACAATATCTACCTTGTTGGTTACACCGATACTCAGGCAATAGATGCAAATGATATTTGGATCATTCAATCTAATAATGATGGAGATCTAAAAGAGAAACGTAAAATATCTTCTCCAAATGGTGATGAGGATCTCACACAGATTAGATGGGTTTCAAATAGCACATTTATGTTTGTAGGTGTCAACCAGACAACTGATAACATGATATACGGCACATTCTCATATGATGGGTCAAATATCAATGTTGACTTCGTAAAACAAGTCCCTGCTCTTGGTGGTTATGCAAGAAACCCAAGATTTACTATTGACGAGTATAATGACGTATTTTTCTTATATGATGTCTTTAATAATGCAAATGGTAAATTTGAAAGAATTCAACTTGGTAAAATTCCTCTTGGAGACACAAATGCAACTTATACAAATTCTCAAGGTGCTACATTACCAAAACCTTGGTTATTCCGTAAATCATTAACTCCTCAAGGAAATTACGTCTCTATTAAGAATACTGGTCTACATATCGATGTATTTGGAGATGTTGTCATAACTGCTGCTATAGATTATGACGAAGACAGAAAAACTAATATTGTATCTTCACTTAAGTATGATGGCACAATAAAAGCAGAATCATTAATAGAAACAACTGATTCTGTTGGACAAGTTGGTAAGACATCTACAGTTGATAATTCTGGTGATATCATCACTGTTGCTGAAAGATTGATTCCTAATCAACTTGCAGTCTATAGATTCGATAATAGTGCTGATTTAGACTATGATACAACTAAACAGACTATATCTACTCTTACAATTCAAACACCTGCTGATGCTGAGGTAGATACATCATATTATAAGTATGGCACTGGATCACTCAAATTCCAAGCAGCAAACCGTGCTACTGCATCTGGTTTAGCATGGGAGGGTCAAGACTGGACTACTGCAGCATGGTTTAGTATGAATACCACTGCATATGCAGCAGGTAATACTCCACACTTCTTTGACACTGTTGAAGTAAATGGCACCTCTGGTGTTTCTGCATACCTTATGGGTATCGCATCTGATCCAAACTTCGGTAAAATCATTCTTGAAGTAAATGGTAGTGTAGTTGCTTCTTCTACAGAGACTACTTACTGGGGCAACTTTGCTGCTGCAGCATGGCATCATATTGCACTTGTTAAAGAAAACACTGGATCAGGTGTATGGGAAATCAATGTTTACTATGATGGCACACTTGCAGTTACATATCAAACTCTAATTGACGTTAATATGGCGTCTGTTGGATTAGGTGGCACTGAGCCATCAGTTTCAACAAAGGCATTTATTGGTCATATTGACGATTGGATTATATCTAAACTTGATGAGTTTCAGTCAACCTTTACTCCTCCTACAACCAAATACCCACTATCACATGAAATCAGTGACGTGGTTGCTATTAAGATTGACAGAGCACATACTTCTGGAAGAGGCACATATACATTAACTACACCTACAAACTATTCTAATCTTACTATCAGTGAGTGGACATCTGGCACATGGTCAGATGCAGGTTTACCTTCCATTGATCAGTGGGATGTTGGAGCAGGTGGTCTACAACTACTTGACTTCTCAGATTCGCCCAGTGTATACACACCAGTACAAACGTACACATGGACAAACAACAGAGAGCAGTTTGCATCTAAGTCTTCTACTATACCTGTTAAGAATGGTCAGAAGATGTTTGTTACTGCAAACGTTGTGCCTAAATTCTATATTAAAGATGCAACTTACAGTAAGATTGATAACATCCTTGAATATACTCTTAACCAAGATGTTAAGTTTACTAAAGGTGCAATTCTTCAGCAATACAATGCTCTTGGTGTAGTCCAAGCATACGGCACGATTGTAGAAACTCCTGTAGGCACTACAACAAATCCTGGTCTAGGTAATAAGTATAAGATTGGTAAGATCTTCGGCACATTCAATACTACTGATTTATTAAGATCTACAGAAGCAACAGATATAAACATAATACCTGAGCAAACATTTATTGGTGTTGAGGCAGAAAATATTTGGGTCACAGGCACTGCATATGCTACTGCTGACAGAGTATACTATGCTAAGAAAATATATGAGGCACAGTCAGGTGGCACATCTGGTGTAACTCCTCCAACACACACCACTGGTGCTGTAAGTGATGGTGCTATTACATGGGTGTTTATTAGAAATGCAGGTGAGTTTAACATTGACATTCAAACTGAGCCATACCCCAAACCTCAATACAGAGGAATGGATATGGATCGTTGGGATCAAGGAGTTAATTTCCCTGTAGGATATCAAGTTTATTGGCAGCGTAACATATATGAAGTAACAGTTGCAGGTACATCAGGTAATATTGCACCAGTACATACAACTGGCACAGCATCTGATGGTGGCGTAACATGGGAATGGAAATCTACAGAGCAACCACTATCTGACTATGCTAGATTCCAACAATACAGTGATGGACAATACTCAGTTAAGATTAGAAAGGTACAACCTGCATCATCTTACATACCTGGCGATGTTATTGCTATCAACTCTGGAAATATTGTTGTTGATGATGAAGGCACTGATGCATATAAGGTTGTTAAGGTAACTGGATTTGCATCTGTTAAAGAAGTTGAGTTAACTACAACTCTTAAGAAAGATATTAAGAAAGTTAGTGATGCAAGATCAGATCTTGTTTATGCAACATCTGTGACACCTCATAATTACAGAGCTAATGAAATTATATTTACTGAAGGATTTAATACTACAGAATACAACGGGTCATTCTTTATTCGTGAAGTATTTGGTAGTAGAGAATTTGTATTTGGACTAAGAAATACTGCTGCAGGTGATCCTGTATTCAATCAAAACAGTATAAGCAATGTTAATATATTTGCTAAACATCCATCTCTAACATTTATTAGAGAGCATCAATATGTCTTTGATGTTGGTGATGTATCTAACTTCGGTTACTATTTGTCATTTGCACAGGATAACCAGTATAAGTTAGAATACTCCTTTAATAATATTACTAGAGTTGGGACACCTGGTGTCCAAGCAGAAGGTCTAAGACCATATGTTAAATTCTCTGCTATTGGTAATGTAACTAATATTTCTTACTACTTTGATCCATCTAGGATTGGATCAATGTCTCCTGTTGGCACAAATTCATTTATTGATATTATTAAGACACCTTATGATGGCACATTTACTATATCACAAATTGTCAACAATACTGAATTCAAATTCCCATTACTACTTGAGCCAGAAACCTCATCTGCTGAAGTCCAAGATGACGAAAACGGTAATCCATACTCATTCTACTCAACAACATCTGTAAAAGCAATAGGACCTATCAATACTATTAAACTAGTATCACCAGGTGGATTCTATCAGAAGTTACCTATTATATCTGATATTGCATCATTCAGACAGATTGAGCGTATTACTATAACCTCAGGAGGTACAGAATATCAACCTGGCGTTTACTATAACGTGCCTATCGATGGAGATGGTGAAGGTGGTTTAGCAACTATAACTGTTACTCTTGATGAAGAAATTGGATCAGGCACAATTTCAGATGTATCTGTTGCAGATCCAGGTAAAGGTTATACAACTGCAACTATTGACGTTGATAGCATCACAGGTATCTTAGGACCTCAACTTGCAGGATCTGGTGCTGCATTAGCAGTTGTAATTCCTGATGAAGGTAGTGGTGCATCTGTATTCCTAACTGGTAGAAATATCGGTAAGATTAAGAGACTTAAAAACAATGAGTTTGGATTTGGATATTCACATGACTACACTCTACGTCCTGAGATTACATTCCCTGTTAACCTACAACTCTTTAATACTTCAATACTAACTGAGATCACCATAACTGATCCAGGTTCTGGTTACACATCTGCTCCTGCAGTTGTAATCGAAGGTGGTGGTGGATCAGGTGCTGAGGCAGAGGCGGTTATTAAAAACAATCGTTTGAATGAGATTCTTATTAAGAATCCAGGTCAAGGATATTCATCTGAGCCAACTGTAGTTTTAAAATCAGAATTTAACTATGTTGTTAACTTAGATCTTAACTATCTACAGTTTAACTTCCCACATGGTATTACAACAGGTGCTGCTATTCAGTTGCGTGCTGATAGTATAGGATCTACAACTGGTATACTACCAAAACCAAGTAGTGCAGGTTTGACTCAATTAGTCGATGGGCAGATATACTATGCTATTGCTGATCAGTTAGAATCTGATCAATTACGCTTCGGATTAACGTTACAAGCCGCACAGTCTGGTGACTTTATCACCTTCCTAACACAGGGTGAGGGACGACAAACTCTCTTAACTGAGGTGTTTGGAGGTACTGCTACTGCTGTTGTTGCAACATCTAGATTCCTAGAAGGTGAGAGAATATTCCAAGGTAATAGTCCTGAGCAAGCAAGTGCATTTGGTTTTGTTTCTACTAACACTGGTTGGCAGATAGGTCCTAAGATTCTTAAGGTTGTTGATTACACAGGTAACTTTGTCCAAGGTGAAAAAGTATCAGGTGAGGTTTCTAAAGCATCTGGTATTATCGATAACTTGAGCATTGCTCGTGGTGTATTGAATATTGACTCAATTACACAAACACCTGGTAGATTCATTGATGATGTTGGTAAACCATCTGAGATTGTCCAGAAGATTCAAGATAGTTTCTTCTATCAGTCATTCTCTTATGTTATTACATCTGAGATTCCTATTACAAGATGGAAGAAGCAAGTATTAGACAACAACCATCCTACAGGATTTAAGATGTTTGGTCAGTTATCACTAACTGGTGGTAAGGACGTATCTGGTAGAAAGGTTGGCACAGAATTTATTAAAGAAGTTAATATTAATGAGTATACTAACGTAAACCAGATCACATCATTTGGTGCTGCTGAGCCAGTATATACTGACTACAACAATACAGAGGTATTATTCAGAAGTAGAAGATTAACATCATCTGAGGAAATCTTAACTTCTATCGTTAAGAAGATTGATGATATATCTGATGATTTCGATGGAATATTAAAATCATTCCCAATTACTGTAGAAGGTGAAGGTGTAATTGTTAAAGGTAATCAGTTGATGATTACATTGAATGGTGTTATCCAAGCACCTGGCACATCATATCAAATTGTTGGTAATCAGATTGTATTTGCTGAGCCACCAAAAGCAGCATCACAGGTTAGATATAGAGCTGTTAGATTTACAACTATACCAGTTTACAGAATTACATTAACAAACCCACAGGGTATATTCCCTGAGATGGGTCAGCAAGTTAATGGTGAGTCTTCTGATGCATATGCAACTGTTATTGACTCAGGGACATTCCATATTGATGTTATTAACATTACTGACGGACCTTTCACAGTCAGTGAAATACTTAAGAGGACATCATTATTCAATGCTGTTATAGCAAGTGTAGATCTTATCAACACTGAAAGTCTCTTTAAATTCCAAGAGACAATCACTAACTTTGACGGTGACATAGCAATCATTGAAGAAACAAACCTTGATTCACAAGGTAATGCAACTGATGAATTACTCTTAAGTAAGACTTCAGGTACTTCAAGATATGAAACTGGTATCTTTGATATTAGATTGAATGAATATATCTACTCAAGTAATTCTAAGATTGTTGCTCAGATTACATTCATTAGTCCATATCTTGATCCTAATACTGGTCAACCTGTTGACACTCTAATCATTAACAGAGGATCTACATTCTTCGGTCTTATCTACGAAAGACTTGTTGCTATCCAGAATCCTAATGTCATACTTGATGATATTTCTCAGTCAAGTATTACACCAGTACAATTGTACGATCCTGATGCTAGAATCAATGAAGATTTCTTAGACTTTGAAGAAGTTAGAAGCACTGAGATTGAATACGATAATCTTTCTAGTGGCACATTTGCTAAAGGTGATGCTCTAAGAAACAAAGCAATATTCTATGCAAACCTTGTAGGTAATGCAGGTAACAGAGCAAATGACGGTGCTAGAAGTATTGGTAGAAATAGACAAGAAATTATTGACAGAGCAGAGCGTTGGGTTGCAGTAGAGCATCCTGATTTCTATTATCCTGGCGATGTGCAGACTAACACAACATCAAGATTTAGAGATGCATATCGTATGATTCTTAAGAATATTGATGCAATATCTTTAAGAGCATATGATCTACAAAAAACAGCTTTTACTGGCACTTCTGCAGGAGACAAGCAAGGTTACCTAGATGATGTTAGACTATGGATAGAATCTCTTGCATTAGATATTCACTCAGGTGGTAACCAATACTCCTTGAAGTGGATTAATGAATACTTCTCAGATTCAACTACACTTAACTATAGTAGAGCAAGTGCTGAGTTATTATTCATTGTAGAGAAAGCAAAAGACTTATGTCTTGCTGCTATTACAAACCAGTTAACTGGTGTATTCAGTGCAACTAATTCAACCGACGAAGCAACTTATTATGCAGACCTCTCAATCACAGCAGACCCATCACCAGGATCTCCGTATGCGACTCCAGGCAGCAATACAGATAACGCTACTACTGATAATTGTAGCGACGTGCAGTCTGCAATTACTACTATCTGGACATGGCAAAACGAAGCAATAGCTGCAGGTAATCTAAATGATATTCCTACTGAAGTTGATCCTACAACTTCTATAGGTCAAGAAAAATGTCGTCGTGACTTAGGATTATTCATAGATGCTATTGCTGATGATTTAAGCTCAGGTGGTGAGTTTAATTCTCAAAACTTTGCAGAGCAATATTTTGATACTACTGGTAACTTTATTCTTAACGGATTCTATGGTGAAGTTGCTGAATCACAGACTGCAATATTGAAAGCAAGAGACACAATGTTTTATGCTATCAACAACTTGCTCTATGTAAAAGATATTGGTAACGAAGGATATAACTTAAACGATCCTATAACTTACGGTGGATCTGCTCCTGCACATACTTATGATCCTAATTACTCATCTGGTAATGCTCAGAGTTTAAGTAACTGTGCTGATATTCAACAGAATATTACATTCTTAACTGACATTGTTATTCACTCTGTTACTGCAGAAAATACACATAACCTTACAGGCACAACTTCATATACATCTGAGGGCACAGGAGGTCCTAAGATTACTGGTGTATTTGCTGATCCAGTGCCTCAAGGTAGTCTCAATATTGATGGTGCAAACCTTCTTCTTAATAACAAAGAATTTATTGCTGCAGAAGCACTTCACATTTATAAGACCGCTAATCCAGGATTTACTCCTCACCAAACTGATGCTGATTGCACAGACGATATCAAAGATGTAATTGAAGCGATTGCTTATGATATTAAGTATGGTGGAAACAGTAGAGTATATGATGCTGCAACTTATGCTATTGCTTATGATGACTCTCCTACAACTGCATCACAAGTTAATGGAATATATGCTGAGGCACAGACTATTGCAGGTAGTGTCATACAAAACGGCACAGATACATTTACAGTTGCTAACGTAAACAACGCCACTAGGACATTTGATGTGACAGTCCCAACTGTCACACTGAATGCAGGTGACTCATTAACTTATGTTGGTAACGGTAAGATGGTTGTGGCACCACCACAATTTACACCAACTGGTGCAACATATAATCCTGTAACTGGTGACTTAGTATTAACTATTGGATCTCATAGTATTACTGCAGGTAGATTTGTTTCTATCGCTGCTAATAGTTTGACATTTAATTGCACAATGGATGGTGGATCTTCTAACAAGACATATCCTAGAGCAGGAAAAGATCCATATTACAACAAACCTCTAGAAGTTAAATCTGTTGTTGCAAACACATCTATTACAGTTAACGTTGGTGCATCTCCTGAGATAACATTTACTCCTACTGCTATCACATACAGTCCATCTAGCGGTGTGATGGTAATGACTATTGGTGAGCACAAATTAGAGACAGGCACTGCTATTAAAATTGCACAAGAATCATTAGTCTTTAGATGCTCTCAAGATAACTATCTAACTGATCATGCTTATCCAAGGACAACTGACCCATATTATGATACTGCAATAACAATTACAGATACAACATCTACTACTATTACTGTAAACGTAGGTGTTGCAACTGCACAAGGTCAGTATGAGCACGTCTTCCAAAGTGCAGCATTTGGTGCTGTTATCACAGGTGGTAACTATACACATACATTTGTAAGTGCTACAAGTAACGCAGTAACATTAGATAACACTGCAGACATTGCTTTAGCAACTTATGACGTTGCAGGAGGCACACTTTCTATTCAACTTGCAGAGAGTTATACTCCAACATTGTCTAATGGAGACACAGTAAGATTACATTACTTACATTTTGTATCTAAGACATTTGGTGATTACTACTATCCTAGATTTGCTGCCACAGGAATACATGGTAAGAGACAGTGGTTTGACACAGATCTAACACCTGTTAATTCAGATACTAATGGTTGTGCAACTGTTGTATCTGCATTTAATACACTCATGAGTGTATACACAACTGCATATACCAACAACAATATGGCACACGCCACAAGGACTGCTCCTACTGAGAGGACAATCACTGATGGTGGTTATACTGCAGGTGAAACTCTTCGTGTTACAAAATATGCATTTAAAGATCCATCAAGAGGTTTATTCTTACCTGGCGAAAACCTTAAAGGTGTTACAACTAATGCATCTGCTCCTATTAAAGGATCTAATAATGGTCTTAAGTGGATCTATGGTGGTAACGCTACTGGCACATTCAGTATTGGAGAATATGTAACTAACTCTACTCTAGTTAATGCTAATTGCACTATAGATGATATTACAATATTATCAGCTCTTTCCAATAACACAAAATCAGTTAGAATTCCTAACACTGGACAGATTGTCCAGACAGAAAGAAATGACTTTAAGTTTGGCACAGGTGACTTTACTATTGAGATGAGACTTCGTGCTGACGCAATATCAGGTAATCAGATTATCTTTGATATGAGACGTCCACAAACAACCTCAACAGGTCTAAGTCTAGTATTGAATGGAAGTGGTCAACTTGTCCTTGCTAATGGTAGCAGCACTCTTATTACATCTACAAATACTCTTATTGCACTTAGATGGCATCACATTGCTGTTGTTAGAAAGTCTGCTGTAACTTCAATCTATATTGATGGTGTGCAGCAAACAACTTACAGCGATACAAACACATACGAGTTTGCAAGATTTGCTCTTGGTAAAGATGTTTCTAACGGTCAACAGTTTATAGGTAACCTTGATAATCTTATCGTTAAGAAAGGTGTTGGTGATTATGAAGGTGCTACAATTACTCCTCCTTCAGATCCTGACTTTACTAATAGTAGTATTGTCCTTGGTATCAACGGAGAAGCACCATTTGTAGTTTCTACAACTGAGGTATATGCTACACTTACTGGTTTAACAAATTCATCATCTACACTTAAATCTATTGATTATCTCAATAAGCGTATTACTATTGAAGAGGTAGATCTTGGTAGAGAAATTTATAGAGACGCTGCAGATATAATTGATATTAACCGTGATTGGCTTGCTGAGGAAGCAGTTGGAATCATGCAGGCATTCTTCCCTGACTTTACAATACCTGGCGATACTTACGGTGCAGGTGGCACAATGAGTGGCACAAATGTTTGTATTAGAGATACTAGAGATTATATCTTACCTGCTATTGTAAAAGATCTAAGAGAAGGTGGTAACTACAACGTTATCGTTACTGCTCGTTTCTACCGCACAAGAGGTGGTGAGATTGAGTATATTGGTCAAGAGTTACTACAAACTCTATATGCATGGCGTGAAGTTGTAAAACTTTGTAAGTATGTAATTAACACATCTGATACTACCCTTACTGGCACATACACAACTAAACTTCGTGTCCCACATGCACTGTCTGGCACAACTGGTGTAGAAACACAATTAGATGTTTTAGGTGATTACATTGCTGATGTCCTTGCTCCTACTGGACACAGATTTAGAGATGCAGGTGCACTTATTTGGAAAAATAGAGATTATATTGCAGAAGAAGCAGTTGGTCATATCAACTCACTTTACACTAAGACAATTAATAGTGTCCCTGTAAGTTTCTTAACTATTCCAAACAATACTAAGTGTCTAAGAGATCTTAAAGATCATGTATTACCTGCTGTGATTGGTGACATCATTATGGGTGGTAATGCTGAAACACAGAAGGTTATTGATAGTTATTTGAATAGTGATAATGAGATTCTTTACATTACTGATGAATTGAATCCAATGATTGATGCGATTCACTATACAGAGATGCTCGCAAAGAAAGCAATCAATAATTTACTCATGTCACCAGGCGAAACTTCTGCTGCTCTTGGTGTTAATGCAACTTATCAAGATGAATATTACTCACCATTATATACTTCAAGATTAGCATATAGAGATGAGACAATTACTTACGATCCTAAACAGTTTGATCAAACAAGGACTGGATCTAATAAATTCCTTGATGCTGCAGATTTAATTGATGACAATGCAAGAATAATTGCTAAGGAAGCAGTTTCTACAATGAATGACCTTTCTAAGTATGGATCATTTATTGTGCCAACTGGTAACCCTGTAGATTGTGAAGATGACGTTGTTGATATCTTGGCGGGTGTTGCTCATGATTTACGTCATGGTGGTAACTCTGAAACCTATAGAATTGGTAAACTTTATGTAAGATCTGACGGTGGTATTAAACACATCGAAGGTGAAACAGAAGCATCTAAAGCTGTATTTAAGATTGCTAGAGACATGGCAATCCTAACAATTAGAAATGGATTTGGTCGTGATAGTTTACCTGGTCATAACGAAGTAACTTTCCAACTTTCAAGTTATGAGCGTAATGGTGCATCTAATAATAGAATATATGCTGCTCGTGCTATTGAAAGAAACATTAGATTTATTGCAGAAGAAGCAGTCCGTCGTGGATTGGATCAATATCCTTCATTAAGTATCAATGGTGGATCTAGTGCATTGTGGACAAAAGAATTTACTCCTACAGATGTAAATTATAATTCTACAAATGGTAAGATGGTTGTTACCATTGGTAAGCACGATATCCAAAGAGGTGACACAGTTAGAGTTACTCCTCTAGGTATTACATTACGTTGCTCACAAGATAACTATGCAACAGATCATCCATATCCAAGGACAACTGATCCTGTATATGAAAAGAATATTCTTGTAGAAGATATATCACAAACAACCATTACTATAAACGTTGGAGCATCACCACAAGGTCAGCAGTATACTCACCAATTCCAGAGTGCACTTGCAGGATCTATTAAGTGGGGTGATGATTTTGGTGGACAAAAACTAACACCTACAAACATCACTTACAACTCTGCAACTGGTGACATGGTAATGACAATTCCTGACCATGTATTCAATGTTGGTAATCGTTTAATGATTGCTCCTAACTCATTGACATTTACATGCAGTCAGGATAATAATTCATCTAATCATTCATATCCTAGGACAACTGATCCTTACTACAATAAGACAGTTGCTGTAACTGCTGTTGGCACTGGGACTGCAAATATTACAAATGCATCATACCAAGAAACAACTGGTATTTTGACAATTACATCTGCAGGTCATGGACTTGTAACTGGAAATAGAATTAAGATTGCAACAGATGGTATTAGATTTACTTGCACACAAGATGGAAACAGCACAAACCACGATTATCCAAGATCTACTGACCCTGCTAATAATAAGTGGTTGATAGTAACTAAGATTGATGATGATAATATTGCAGTTAATGTTTATCCTTCACAGGTTGGACAACAATATCCTCATACATTTGTAAGTGCAACATCTGGTGCATTGATAAAACAGAGTGGCACTGTAACAGTTAACGTTGGTGCATCACCTGCAGGTCAGCAATATACTCATGCATTTGTAAGTGCTGATCACGAAAGTATCGTTGCTGCAGGATCTATCGATTGTGTCCATGACGTTGCTGATGTGCTTGCGTGGCATACATTCAACCTAGAATATGGTGGTGACAACATGGTTGCACTTGGTGCAGGATACTATGTTGAGAATGGAGTTATTCAACATATCGCAGGCGTTGTAAATGAAGTAACTTGGATTACAAATACTGCTAGAGATATTGCCAAGCAAATATACCAAGGCACTACACCTTCTAGACATGCAACAAACGGTGCTGAGTTTGTCCCAATTACTGACATTGAAGATAAGTGGGTAACTGGTCAAGGAAATATGAGTGCTGTAAGTGACTCTGATGTAGATACCGAAGTTAATAGACTTATTAGTATAGTTACTGATACTATAAATGATCCTACAGGATCTGATACAACAACATATCCTAATGGTCTATCTGGATCATTTACCCCAACACTACCAAACATCTGGCCAACAAAATATAGTGGAGATGTCCCACTTAGAGATGTATCTGTCACATTTGACAATCAAGCAACACAGTGGAATCAAACCTGTCCTACTCAAGCTGCTGCAATCAATACTTTGATGGCAATTCTTGAAGGTGGTATTGACGCTGCTGTAGCAGGAAATGGTCTTACTTACTATGGCACAACTGTCACAGAGACTGCTCCTACATCACCTACATCTAATCTCTATAATGCAGGTAAGTGTTATGATGTCAAACTAGAGATTGAGAAGAAGTATAAGGTCATGTATGAGACCTTATCAGGTGGATCAACAAGTAATAAGATGGCAGCGAAGATGATTCTCTTCAACAAACCTGCTATTAAGAAGAGAGCATATGATCAAACTGTTGCATTCTATCCTAGTTACGCAGGTGATGCAGACTTTGCAGATCAAATAATTCATGCTGTAATTTATGACCTTGTTACAGGTGGTAATGCTGAGGCATTTGATTCTATTAGTAACTGGTTTGATGGTGATGGAAATATGATTGTCTACACAGGAATTGTTAGGACACATCTAATCTATCATATGACTCGTGTTAGAGAATATTGTAAGTCAATCATATATGCTCCTGACGGTGCAGGTTGGATTCCTTACGTTGCAGATCCTGGACTTTACATTCCTGCTCTTAGAACAGAATGGGATCAGGAAGCAACAGAATTCAATATGGATTCTAGTATTAACGTATTTGAATTTGCACTTGAGCAATCTAAATTCTCTACTGAGGCGAAGACTACATGGATTGCTAATACTGACGTCCATAACAGACACGTTGTATACAACGAAGGATTTGACTGGAATACCGATCCTGCTCTTGTATCTCTTACTCCCACAGTTCGTGCAGGGTATGATAGAGCAGAGTTTAGAGTCAGAATTTATCGTGCTAACTTCTTCAGACGTGGTGATGTTGTACAATACATTCCTGCATCTGGTAGCACACTAGGTGGCACAACAGGTCAATCTTTATATTATATCTTAAATGCTGAGGCAACATTCTTTGAAATAGGTGCTGTCCCAACTCATGATGGTAGATTTAGAGCATTAGAATTCGACGATACTGCAGCATCATCTCATATCTTCCAAGTCCTTGTAAGATCTGGTATTAATAGAGCAACTACAACATATGGTAATCCTGATGTAGAGACTCCATACTCAGGTGGATTCCTTGATGCTGATGTCCTTTACGGCACACAATCTGATGTATTTTCTGAGATTGGGTCACAGTCCTTTAACCAAGCATCTGTCAGAGAAACATTCTTATATGTCAAACTTGGCAACCCATCAGATCCTGGCGTTTCTAAATTCACTAACGGTGAAAATGTATTCAAGTCTGGTGATGCAACTGCTGTAGGTAAGATATTACAGCAAAACTATAACACTGGTAACACAGAAATTATCCTAAGAGTTGCAGATAAGACAGGACCTAACTGGGCAGTTGGAGATACTCTTGTTGGACTAGACAGCTCAACAACCGCAGATATTACTGCTATAACAAATCGTCTACTTCTTAACGTTGATCTTGGTGCATATGCTGTTGGAGATAAAATCTTCAAGAAGGCAGATAACACTGAGGCAGATATTGTATTCTATGATAATAAGTCAGGTGCAATTATCGGTAACGATGGTGGTCGTGTTGTTATGGATGTTGAGACCATTCAATCTGGATGGGAGACTGGTGACATCATCTATGGTAGTCTTACTGACTATATCCTAGATGTTAAGGGTATATACCAACCAGGTGGAGTTGCAGAAGTAAATGATATTATTCACGGCACAGAGGTTATAGAATTAGATCTTGGATCTACATTTATTGAGGCAGGTCTTGCTGCTACATTTGAAGTTGGTGATGAAGTTAATATGCTCATAGGTACTGTTATCAAGAATCCTGGTTTAACAGCGGTCGTAACTAAGTATCAAGCTCCTAATAACAATGTGAGTCCTGTAATACCACATAAGATGTGGATTGGTAATGTCCAACCTGTAGGCACAGGTGCATCTGTGAGTGAGTTAACAAACGCAGGTATATTCATTGGTAAGTTTGACATCGGCACAAACTTCCCTGTTATCTACTCCAATGTAACTAACGTAACTCAAAACACATATACTTCTTACGCTAAGATTTCTAAGATTGAGCAGCAAGGTATTACTGCAAGAATATGGGTTGAGCAGGCAGTCGGTGAGTTTTATGACAACATGACTATTAAGGGTGACGATGGATGGTCAGCTGCTGTATCTGATGCAAGGGATTTGGTTGGACGTGTTGATCGTTACTTCAGAGGATTTGACGGTGTGCAGCAAAACTTCTCACTATCTGTTGAGAATGGACAAGCATACTTCCCAGATCCTGCAGGACACATGCTCATCTTCGTTAATGGTATTCTACAACCACCAGGTGCTATTAATGCATACACTGCATTCTCTGACAAGATACAGTTTACAGAGCCACCTGAGATTGGATCTGAGTTTATTGGATACTACGTTGGTAAACTAAGACAACTTGATGATATTGGATTTGAATTTGATTCACTAAGATCTTCCTTTAACTTAAAGTTAGATGGAATCTTCTACTCATTGACATTGACAGAAGGTGTCTCATCTGCAACGATCTTACCAGAAAACAACATACTAGTATCACTCAACGGTATCATACAGGAGCCAGGTGTGTCATATGAGATTGTTGGATCTAGAATAATCTTTGCTGAAGTCCCAAGAGCAGGAGCAACATTCGTTGGATTCTCTTATATTGGATCTGACGCTGACGTTATATCTGCAACTGTTGTCCCACCGATTGAGGCAGGTGACCAATTAGACATCGAGGGTGAAGAATTCCCAAGAGAAGTTGCTCTAATTGAATCTTCTAACTCCTTGATTACATTTGAATATACAGGATCAGTTAAGGGTAGAAACGCAGAGGCACTTGCGAATATTACTAGTGGACAAATTATTTCTGCTACTGTAACCAATCCTGGCGATGGTTATACATCTAAACCTAACGTTGAGATTATCTCCTCTACTGGTTTCGATGGTCGTTTGGTGCCTATGATGGGTATCCAAAGGATCGACGTAAAAGCACCTGGTGGTGGATATTCACTACCTATAGTTGCTGCTGAAACAACTGTTGAGGATGATTTTGTTACACCTACAGGATCACCTGTAAATAATGGATTCGACATCTATGCAGGTGAGGGTATTGATCAACAGGGTAATCCAATCGTTGTTGATCCTGGTTTAATTAGAATCAATATCAACCCAGTTAACGTGACTGTTAACCAAGGTCAAACTGCAACATTCACCGTGGTTGCTGACTTTGTAAGAGCATCAGATAGTGCCCTAAATACTACTACACTTAACTATCAGTGGCAGAAGAAAGACTACGGCACAACTGTCTGGTCTAACATTATTGGTGGAAACCAAGCAGCATATCCTACTAACTTCACCACACAACAAGATGATGGTGATGAATACAGAGTAGCGATAACTGCAGCGGGAGCAACACCTGTTTACTCCTTCTCCGCTATCCTATCTGTCCAGATCGGATCCACGGTGATCTCTAACTTCACTCCTGATCAAATCTTCGACGACGCATGACCGCTACAGCAACATACACGTCAGCAACTAAACAACTTGCCGTAACTGGTGATGGTCTACCTGATCCAGTAAGTTATGGCACGTTTCCTAATCTGAATAATCCTAATGCGGTTACAGAGCAGGCATTTGCACATACGTTTAGATATCGTGGTGGTGAGTTTGGTGTTGAGAGGACATTTGATGATAACACATACTTCCAAAGTGGATTTGTTATCTCTGTAAATATATCAGTTAATGACAATGCTTTATTTGCTGCCCAAACTATTGCTCCTGGCGATCATCTTTTCTTTATCTTTTCTGACGGTAGGAAACAACGATTTATATTTAGAGGGACAACATTTACGTCCATTGCAGGGGAATGCTGGCTCGCCACAGACCAAAGATTAGATCTTATTGTTGCAGATTCACAAACAATACCAACAGGCACATACACATATTATGATCAAAGAAATGGACGTATAGAAACTCCTCTTGGTGCTATAGGTATTGCTGCAAATGGAGTTGTATTCTATAATCCTAGTGCAGGTGCAGGTGGTAACCCTCCTGTAGGATTTCAATGGAATGCACATTATCCTAATTCACCTGTAGATTTTGGTGAAGATTCTTGTGGTGGACACCCAGAGTCAACAGGACAATATCATTATCATGATACTCATTTTATAGATTGTTGGAAGCAGAATTCTGCTATGGCAAACTATAATGACTACTATGGTAGTAGTCAGTTTAATGGTGACAATATGCGTCACCCTGATGGTCATAGTAAAATCTTAGGATATTGCTTTGACGGATTTCCAGTATACGGACCTTTTGGATATGACGTGCCGTTTACTGCATCACAAACAACTCGTTTTATGTCCTCGAGTTATAGGACAAGAAATATTGAAATAGCAGGAAGACCTGATTATGGCACTACTGCACAAAACCCTCCTGCAGGATCTTTAGTGCAGGACTGGGAATATATTGATGGTCTAGGTGATTTAGATTTTCACAATGGTAGATACTGTGTAACCCCAGAATTTCCAAATGGGACTTATGCATATTTTATATCTATTGACTCTGTAGGAGAAGCAGCATTCCCATATATGGTTGGGAATATGACTAGAGAGAGTATAAATCAACCTGCAAACAATGGAGCAGCAGCACCTCCTGCACAAGAAGGTGGAGACGGTGGAGCACCTCCTGTTACACCTACGCTGCAAATTACTGCACAACCTCAAAGTGCTACGGCATCTGTCAATACAACTGTTACCTTTACAGTCCAAGCAAATGTCTCTCCTATACCAGGACCTATTACATATCAATGGTATAGATCAACTGATGATGGATTTGCATACGCACAAGTTACTGGTGCAACAAGCAACTCACTATCATTTACTGCGTTGGGATACATGTCCAACTACAAGTATAAAGTTGAATTACGAGGACCTGCACCCGCTAATAATGCAAGTAACTCACCACTAATGTCTAACGTTGCAACGTTATCTGTATCAGGAATAGGTGGTGGACAAGGCGATACTGACTTCTCATCTACTGCAGTGAAGTATGACACCACGTCAGTTACATACGATGCAACCTAAATAACACTGTAGAAAACTACCTACCATGGCTAAGCAAAATCTAAATGTTGGATCAGCTGCGAATGACGGCACAGGTGATACCCTGAGAGATGGTGCTATTAAATTAAATAGCGTCATTGATGAGTTATATACTAACCTAGGAAATGATACCAACTTACAAGTTAATATCGGAGCACCTGTTAATGATCAAGTGTTGCGATGGACTGGCACTGCGTTTACAGAATCACACTTCGATTCTCTAAGTGCAGACCTTAATGTTAAAGCATTTAAAATTATTTCTGAGAGTGCAGGCAATATTGTTATTGAGCCAGATACAACAGGAGATATTGAATTTAAGGCAGGTAGTCAAGGTAGTAGAAAGGCATATGTAGATGGTGCAGATGGATATTTTAAATGGACGGCTCCTTATGCATTATTAAGCGATCTTCCTGATGTTACTGCACATCAAGGTATGCTTGGATATGTAAATGGCACAGGAAAAGCATATGTTGCACACAGCAGTTGGACACAACTTCTCGATGCCACTGATGGTATTTCTATACTAACTGACGTAGATACTACAGTAAATGGAGGACCTTCTGACGGTCAAGTATTGAAATGGAATGGCACATCCTCAAAATGGGAACCTGCTAATGATGAGACAGCAACAGGTGGTGGTGGCACAACACAAAACCTATTTGAAACATTTACAGGTGACACTGGCACAACAACAGCGTCTGCTGCAAATGACACATTTAATATTGTAGGTGGCACAAACATCTCCACTGCATTGGTAGGAGATACTCTTACAATCACTATGACAGGAGCACTTGGTGATCCTGATCAAAATCTATTTGAAACGTTTGGTGCTGACAATGGTAGCACATCTGCAACAGTAACTACTGACACTCTTAACTTCTTGGGTGGCACTGGTATTAGCACTAACCTCAACGCAGGTGCTATTACTATAACAAACGATTCACCTAACATTGTGCAGAATGTATTGCAATCTGTATCAGGTGACAGTGGAAGTTATACTGCTGTTGCAAGTGACTCTGGATTTACTATTGCAGGTGGCACAGGTATCACAACTGCTGTTTCAAGTAATACTCTTACAATTACAAACACTGCATCATTCCCTTCAGCAAGTGAGAATGACAACTTAGTCTATGATGGATCGGCATGGATTGCGACCGAATCTCCAACTATTAGTTTTATAATCACTAGTAATGCAACAGCTGGTTATAGATTTGATGGTGGTGGTTTACCAACTGGATCTGACAATCCTACAATATATGTCTATAGAGGATTTACTTATAGATTTAATAACACAACAGGAGGATCACATCCATTTGAAATTAATGTATCTCAAAATGGATCTGCAGTCAGTGGTGTTAGTGGATCTCAATCAGGAGTCCAATTCTGGACAGTGCCACAAACATTAAGTGCAGGCACAACTTACAAGTATCAGTGTGGTATTCCATCACACACATCAATGATAGGTGACATAGTAGTAGTATGACACGTACAGTTCCTGGCTCTGGTGCAATTATTAGACCCGAATTCAACAGTGTGTTTGGAGTCAGGGCGATTTTTGTCGAAAGTGGTGGGGACGGATATGATGCTAATGACCCTCCAAAACTGACTATACAGAATGCAGGGACACCTCTAAGAGAGGCAGTTTTAAGACCTATAATCCAAGACAATAGAATACTTGCTGTTGAGATCTTAGATCCTGGCGAAGGATATGACCCTCTACGTTTAAATATCGAATCAACAGATGTAGGTAGTCTTGGTGCACGAGGCAAAGTTTTTTTGAATGCAACTGGTGGAATAGACTATATCCAGATGACAACTCTGGGTGATAATTATTTTGACGGCACTAGTGCTGTTATTGAAGGTGGCGGTGGCTCTGGATCAGAATTAGTCCCTGTTACTGGTGGTGTGACAGGTCTGGTTATTACCCGAGAAGGTAGAAACTATGACCTCAATGATGCTAACGTTGTTATATCTGGTGGTGGCGGTGGAGATGGTGCTACAGGTACAGTTACACCCAACCAGTTTGGTAAGGTTACATCAATTACCCTAACTAACCAAGGTGAATTTTTTGAGACTGCACCTATTGTGCAGATTATTGGTGGAGGTGGTAGAGGAGCAGCAGCAAGTGCTGATATTGACTTGGGTGCCATTACTAGTATAGATCTATCTAACCAAGGTAATGGGTATACTAATAGTCCTAAAGTTATATTTGCTAGAGATACCAATCTCATTCGTAGGCAGAGGAATAGACAATCTCTTAATAGTGTCGTTTATAATCTTACTGGTCTCATTTCAAATGTGGCACCAAGTGATAGCACCATTAATGTCGAGACTACTGCAGCGTATCCAGGCTCAGGTAAATTCTTGGTCGGGAAAGAAATCGTTAGATATACAGGTAAAACTGCAACCGCCTTTACTGGACTCGATAGGGGTGTCAACTTTAGATTTGACCAAAAGGTTACTCTTGACAACTTGCAAGACGATGCTCAAGGAGTTTCTCAATATTCGTTTGCGGTTACCGACCAAGTAAAACGTTTTGTTGCTAGTGCGACAAGTAGGGTTGCTATTGTATACGATTGGGATCCTATTGCTCATGAGTTATATCTCACATTTGAGGTTGACGAATTAGCATTTATTGATGGTGGTAACTCTGCTGACAAGACTGCATCTATACAGTTTGTTGGTGGTAGTGCACAATCTAGTGGCACAGGTGTATCACCACACGTTCTTATAGACAGTCCAGGTAACGATATTGTTACTTTTACTGATCCGTTATCAGCAATCTTAAACAAAGCGTTTGAAGATGATGATGAATTAGACGGAGTTGGTGACGGTATTATTGATCTAGTAAATACTGGCACAGAATATGAGAATGATACAAACCTAGATGGTGGTATAGCATCATCTAAATATGGTATTGAGGAAGAATTAGGTGGACAAAATATCACCTTATTCCAAGCAGCGGATAAACTATACGACGGAGCAAACCCACCGCAACTTGCAACAGTAGTTACAGCGGGAGTTTTGGGTGATGGAGACACTCATATATCTCTTGGTGTAATCTCTGTTAGAGATAGAAATGCTTCTGCATATGCTGTTGATGAGATCATAACAGGTCAATCTAGCGGTGTTACTGCAACCTTTGTAAGTATTACTGCAGGGGAAAGGACAGGAGAATTTTTCTTAAACGTAAAGAATATTACTGCATCTAACACAGCAACTAAGTTTGCTGCAGGTGAAACTATACAAGGTCAAGGATCAGGTGCAACAGGTGTGCACATCTTTACTGAGTATACAACCAGAGTCCGAAATGAGGACGATTAAAAACTCCATAAATAAAGTATGGGAGACCTATAACTAAATGGCACTACTAACCGACCAGTTTAGAATTTTTACTGCCAAGAGATTCATTAAATCTCTGGAAGGTCCTGACTCGGCTCAATCCGATCTAGCAGCAGGAGCATCCAGAGACAGACTGTACGTATTCATTGGCAGACCTCAAAGCTGGGATAATGAGAATGACCCGCCCGATCCAACGGATTCGCTACAGGAATTTGCTGACAACTTTTCTGACATGATCTCCCTAAAGAGAGTTTTAGCAAATGACACAATACAAGTTGTAAGAAGAATAAACTGGATTCCTCCCGAGCAAACTACTGGTGGATTAGGTTACGTCTATGACATGTATAGACATGACTATTCTGCTACCAAGACTGCTGCATCTGGTGCTACTAAACTTTATGATGCAGACTTCTATGTTGTTAACTCATCTTATCAGGTATATAAGTGTATATTCAACGGCACGTCTCCTGGTGATCCTAACGGAAAACCTTCCACTGTTGAGCCTACAGGTACTTCAACATCTATCATTACAACTGCTGATGGTTATCGTTGGAAATATCTCTATACTATTCCTGTTGGACAAGTTTTAAAATTCTTCTCTAACGAATATATGCCAGTGTTAGAAGATACTGCTGTTATCTCTGATGCTGTTGGTGGAGAGATTGATACGGTTATTATCGGATCTTCAGGTACTGGTTACAACAACGGCACCTACGAAAACGTCCCTATTAAAGGAGACGGTATTGGTGGACGTGTATCACTAGTGGTTGACGGTGGTAAACTTGTTACTGCTACTGTTACATCTGGTGGATCAGGATATACATTCGGGACAGTTATCATTGATGAGATCAACGGTATCGGAGCAGGAGCAGGATCTGGTGCATCTGTTGAAGTTATCATTCCTCCATCTGTAGGTCATGGTGCAGCACCTGACACAGAGTTAGGTGGATATAGGACAATGATCAACACCAAGTTTACATACGCTGAGGGATCAGGTGACTTCCCAACTGATAACGACTATCGTCGTATTGGTTTGTTACTTAATCCATTTAGATATGGCACAAATGAATTGACTGCAGAATTAACTTTGTCAGGTACAAAGGCAGTTATATTCTCTCCTACATTTACAGGTAACTACACAACTGACGAGATCGTAACACAATCTAGGACAGTTGGTGGACAGCAGGTAACTGCTAGAGGTCGTGTTGTTTCATGGAATAGCACAACAAAAGTATTGAAGTATTACCAGAATAGAATCGACGGTATTTTCCCTGAGATTACTGGTAGTTTGACTGAGTTTGATGGAGGTAACCCAGTTGTGGGATCTATCTCAGGTACATCAGGTGACCCAGACATCAACTTCCCTATCGTCTCTGGATCCTCTACCAGAGTGATTAACAACACTGAATATGATTTGGGTATGGCATTTACTAACGGTTATGCAGATCCAGAAATCCAACCAAATAGCGGTCGGATTATTTACATAGATAATAGAGGACCAATCACTCGTGCGGGCGACCAAATTGAGGATATCAAAGTCGTAATCGAATTCTAACGATGCCACAGAATACCAACCTAAACATTAGTCCATATTTCGACGACTTCGATAAAGATAAGAATTTTTATCGAGTGCTCTATAGACCTGGATTCCCAATCCAAGCAAGAGAGCTAACAACAATGCAATCGATTCTACAGAATCAGATTGAGAATATGGGTCAGCACTTCTTTAAAGAAGGTGCAATGGTCATACCTGGTCAAGTAGGTTATGACTTAAACGTACAAGCAATCGTCTTACAACAAGCATTCTTGGGAGTAGACGTTGAGACATATCGTACTCAACTAAGTGGAAAGATTATATCTGGACTTACATCTGGTATTCGTGCAAAAGTCCTATACTCAATCCCTGCTACCGAATCTACTAGAGGATACATTACACTATATGTAAAGTATATTGACTCTGGTGACACTGTATCTGAGACAAGCGTCCGTGGTTTCCAAGAAAACGAGCAGTTAATATCTGAGTCTGAATTAACTTTCGGCACAACTCTTATTGAGATTGGATCACCATTTGCTCAGTTACTACCTGTTGATGCAACTGCAGTAGCTGCTGTAGCATATATTAATGAAGGTATATATTTTATTCGTGGACATTTTGTAAACGTCCCTAGTGCTTACATTATTCTTGACCAGTATACAAACAATCCGTCATACAGAATTGGTCTAGAAGTATCAGAATCTATTGTTACCCCAGAAGATGATACGTCTCTAAACGATAATGCTGCAGGCACATCAAACTACTCAGCACCAGGTGGACATAGATTTAAGATATCTACTACACTTGTTAAGAAACCAATTACAGATGAGACTGATAAAAATTTCATCGAATTGGTTAGAATCAGAAATTCTAAAGTTGAGCAACTTGTTAATACAAGTGCTTACTCACAACTTGAAAAGTCACTTGCGAGAAGGACATACGAAGAGTCTGGTGACTATGTAATTGACACATTTGATGTCAGTTTAAGAGAGCATCTTAATGATGGTTTCAATCATGGTGTATATTCACCAGGTCAATCATCTAGAGAAGGTCAGGCAGCATCGGAAGAATGGGCTGCAATCGAGGTATCACCAGGTCGTGCATATATTAAAGGTTATAGGACAGAGTTTCTAACACCTCAGTATGTTGATCTACCAAAACCAAGAGATTTTGAAGCAATTCAAAACACTATCATTCCTTTAGAATGGGGTCAGTATGTAAAAGTATTCGACGTATATGGATGGCCAAACTTTACTGGTGAAGGTGTCCAAGATGCTTACCAAATCGTAGATCTATATGACGGTTGGGGTCTTAATACTGGTGCTAGTATATCTGGACAAAAAATCGGACGTGCTCGCTGTGTGCAACTACAGAAATCAGGAGCAGGTATCTTTGACATGTATATGATGGATATCCAGATGTATACAGGTATCAACTTTGTTGCAGGTAATACTACTGTCTCAACAGGTGATAAACTTGTTGGACGTATATCAGGTGCAACTGGATTTGTAACTTCTGATTTTTCTGGCACAAGAGTTTCTCTAGAGCAAGTATCAGGTAACTTCGTTGACGGTGAAGTAATCACTAGAGATGGTAGAGTTGTTGGCACATTGGATGCTGTCCATACATACAAAGTTATTGACGCAAGATCTGCTGTAGGTTATAACGCATCATCTATTGTAAGTTTCCTTGCTAACTTCTTACTTAATGATAGACAAGCAATCAGAGGTGCATCTATTACTGTTGATCTAAACGGATCTCCCCCTAAGATTACAGGTACAAATGGATCTAAGTTTGAGCAAGACCTCAGACCAGGTGATGTATTATGCCCTGATGGATTATCATCTCCTGAGGGTGAAAAAACTTTTGTGATTACAAAAGCAGTTAAGAATGCTATCAACCTAACATCTCAAAACAACACAGGTGTTACACCTTATGTCTTTGATTATCAAGCACAGACTGCTACAGTTGATACTAGTCTAACAAAAGGATCTATAACTGATGGCACATATACAACTGTTGTAAGATATAGACCATATCTATATGGACAAAATATACCTGCAGGTCAGTTGTCTCAAGATATGCCTAAGAAGACAATCAAATCTATTAGTGATGAATCATTCTTTGTCTTTAGGACGTTTGATAACAAGACTGTTGTATCAGGTGGTTTAACTGTTGCACTTCCAGAATCTGAGCAGTTTGCTGCGTTAGATGATGATAATTATATTCTTACTGTCCTCGCTGAGGGAGGATCTGCATATTCTGTAGGACAAAACTTAGACATTGAAGCACTTTCAGACTCAGGTGCATTGTCAGTTACTTATGGTGCAGACAGACAGTCTATCACTATTGGTGGTTTGACAAATGTTACCACAGTTAAGTTGACTGCACTGGTATCTAAGAATATTGTTTCTAGAAAAATTAAAACCGCATCTAAGATGCGTGCTATGAAAATCACTAGGACTGCAAAACAACAAGACGTCCAAAGATTTGGTCTACTATATGGAGGACTTTATGGCACAAGAATCGAAGACAATGAGATCTCATTCGGTCTCAACGATGTATATAAACTCCACGCAGTCTATGAATCCTCAGATGACAACCCTCCCAAGATACCTTACATTGTACTCTCAGAGGCAACTTTCTTTGCACCTGGCACAGTTATCACAGGAGGCACAAGTGGAGCAAGAGCAATAGTTGTATCATTTATCAACTCAACTCTAAGACTTTATAATGTTGATCTTAACGGATCCGCGTTTAGTCCTGGCGAAACAGTAACAGGTGTAGACGCTGATAATAACGTATTGACTGCAACTATTGATGATGCTGACGGATCTGTTGAAAAAGGATCTAAAGTTATCACAAATCAATATGAATTAAATCAAGCACAAAACCCATTCTTCTATGACGTATCACGTCTAGTAAGAAAACCTGGCACAACTCCTCCAACTAGACAGTTGATGGCAGTGTTTGACTACTTCATTCATGAAGCATCAGGAGATTATTTCTCTGGTCAATCATATACTGGTATAGAATTTTCAGATATTCCTTCACCTATACTTAAAGGATCTAGTCAAACTGTTAGAGATCAGATTGACTTTAGACCTGCAGTTGGTGAATTAGCAACAGGACAAGGTACAGTTGGTAGTCCTTTCGAGGTTACTTGTGCAACTCTTGACTTTGATGCAAGACAATTCTCTACTACTGGACAGGGTGCAGGTGCTGCAGCAGCAGCGACATTGTTTGATATTCCTAAGGCAGAAACAGAATTCCGTTGTGACTTTGATTACTACCTACCTAGGACAGATAAACTATTCCTAACTCACGATAACAAGTTACAGTTACTTAAAGGTAATTCTTCCGAAGATCCACAACCACCCGACAATATGCAAAATGCTATGTGTCTAGCGACATTGAAGCATAGAGCATACATGTTTGAGCCTGAGCGTGACTCAACAATTAACCAAGAAATCATCAAACGTTATACGATGAAAGACATTGGTGATATGGAGAAACGTCTCACCAACGTTGAATATTATACTGCATTATCTTTATTAGAAGTTAAAGCAGAAAATACCGCTTCTTATGACGAGAATGGTTTTGATAGATTAAAGAATGGTTTTGTTGTAGATGACTTTACTGATCATAAGATTGGTGATGTTAATAGTGCAGATTATAAATGCTCTTTAGATTTCAAAGAAGGAATCTTGAGACCTTCTCACTTTACACAGAATGTCCCTCTAAAAATTAACCAAACAAAATCAACTAATGTTACAACAACTCCTGCAAACATTTGCATGCTACCATATACAGATGTTGAAATCGTTAAGCAGCCCTATTGTTCGCGATCCGAGAACGTTAACCCATTTAACGTCTTTACTTTCATCGGGCGTATTGATCTTAATCCTACATCAGACGACTGGATCGAAACAAATAGACTTCCAGCTAGAGTAGAGAATGTAGAAGGAGATTTCTCATCAGTACAAAATGAATTAAATATTGATCCTAACACAGGTTTTGCACCTATCCAATGGGGTGGTTGGGAAACTAACTGGGTTGGAGAAAGTTTAATTTCTACAGATACCATCATTAACAGGACTGGTAGTCATAGTGGTGGAGGTACTTGGGTCGGCACAAGACATCAAGGTCTTGAATTTATTCACGAAAGACGCACATTCGCAGTCACAGAGAATCAGTCTAGACAAGGTATTAGGACAAGAATTGTACCTAAGATTGAAAGAAAATCTATGGGTGACACAATATTATCACAGACTGCTGTCCCATGGATCAGATCTAGAAACATTGCATTTGATGTTTATAGAATGAAACCAAGGACTAGAGTATATGCATTCTTTGATGGAGTTGATATTACAGCATACATTACACCTAAAGTAATTGAGTTAAACAAGACAGGTAGTAACAGTAATATCATTAACGAAGTTGTAACTGCACCAGGTGCTAATACATTTAACCAACCTTCTGACAGCACGATTGATAACAGTAACCAAATACCATTTGTGGTGGGTGAGACTGTTGTTGGTATTGAGAGTGGCGTGAAGATAAAAGTTGCTGCAGCAGATGACGCATATGTAACTACACCATATGGCACAGGTGCTGCAACATTACCTTCATCATATGCATCTAACACCAACATATTAAATATTGACGTCGATGAGATGGCGTCTACTGCAAACGGTGAATTCCAAGGTAACATTAAAATTGGTGAATTGCTTGTAGGTCTAACCTCAGGTGCTGCTGCATATGTTAAAGACCGTCGTCTATTGACTGATAACGTTGGTAACTTTAAAGGCACTTTCTATATTCCATCTCCTAAAATTGATTCCAACCCACGTTGGTCAACAGGTACAAGGACTATTAGATTGACAACTAGTGCTTCAAATGAAAGGACACCTGGCACAGTTGACTCATCTGCTGACGTAGAATACAGAGCAACAGGTACATTGCAGACTGTTAGAGAAAACATTCTTGCAATTAGAAATGCTGAGATCGTCCGTGACACAGTTAGTGATGAAAGAGTATTAACAAACTCTACTAGGACTGAGACTAGACAGATTGGTTGGTATGACCCTCTTGCACAATCATTCATTGTGGATGAAGAAGGTGGTATTATGATTACCTCTGTTGATCTATTCTTTAGGACTAAGGACTCCAACATTCCTCTTTCTATGCAGATAAGGACTATGGAGAATGGTAATCCTACTAAAGATATCTTACCTCTATCTGATATTACAGTTAACGCTGCAGATGTTGAGATATCAGAAAGTGGATTGATTCCAACAAGATTTACATTTAGATCTCCTGTTTATATTAAACAGTCGGTTGAATATTGTTTCGTATTACTATCTGACTCTAACGAATATCAAGTCTGGATATCCAGAATGGGTGACGTAGAAAAATCAGGTAACAGGACAATATCTGAGCAACCATATGCAGGTGTGTTATTCAAATCACAAAACGCATCTACTTGGACTGCTGACCAGTATGAAGATCTTAAGTTTACAATTTATAAGGCAGCATTTGATACTAACGTAACTGGCACAGTAACACTCGAAAACGTTGAGATGGGTGAGACCAATGGTGGTTATACTAGATTAGTAGATAACCCAGTAGTTACTATTCAACCAGAGCAAGTATTGACTCTACCATCAGGATCATTTGACTACACAGTTGGTGCTAGATTAACCCAGACACCATCAGGTGCATCTGGCACAGTGTCAGCATTTGATTCAACAGCATCACCTAATACTATTACTATCAATGATATATCAGGTATATGGTCTGCAGGTTTCTTAGATGCAAGTAATAATGCATTCCAAGGAATCGTATCGTCTCAGGCGACCGCGATTTTCCAGTTGTCTACAGTGTCTAACGGTGACTTCTCACCTAGACCTAATCCTGCAACAGGTACTGCAACTACAACAAACGACATTATAACTGGATCTACATCCAATTCTACAGCAAGAGTTACAGCATACTATGCGACAGGCGATACTCTACCTGATAATAATACTGCAACTAATCCTGTATTGTATGTAAACTATGTTGATAAAGACTTCGACCTTGCAGACACTCTCTCGGAGAATGGCGGGGTTGTCACTGCTACTATTACCTCTGTTGCCTATAGTGGAGACACAAGGAATAACTACCCTGTTTCGGCACCATCATATCAGGCGAAGGATCGTAAAGTCCTCGTGTATCACAAGAATCATTGTATGCACCAACGTACCAACAATGTTGACGTCAAAGGTATAGTCTCAGAAATTCCACCAACAACGTTGACTTCTTCGTTGGCAGCAGGTGCTACATCTATTAACGTAGAGAGTGCAATAGCATTCCATACACAAGTTAATGGACAAGCGATCGGTAACCTAAATCCTGGTTACTTAATGATCGGTAGTGAGATTATTCAATACTCTGCTATCGCTACAGATGGTAAAGTGGTTACAGTTGCAACGTCTGGTAGAGGATCTAACGGCACTGCTGACCAAGATCATCCTACTGGATCACCTGTAGTTTGTTATAACCTTGATGGTATTCCTCTTACAGAAATCAACAAGGTACATGATGGAATAGAAGATCCATGGATGGATCATTACTTATTGAATACTACATCCGTTGCTAACAACGGTATTAGAGGTGGTGGTTTCATGGCAATGGCATCTCAAAACTATCAATTTGAGACTCTACGTCCATCAGTTGCCAACTTAGTATTCCCAGAAACCAGTATTGTTTCTCGTGTAAATACTACTAGCAGCACCTCCGTTGGAGATGGCACGGCGGTTGTGGATCAAGCATCCTTCGTTAACAACGGTGCATATTATGACATCACACTAAATACAGAAAATTACTTCGCAACTCCTCAGATGATCTGCTCTAAGGTTAATGAGGATAATAAGTTGGGTGGTAATAAAAGTATATCTCTTGACTGCACATTAAATACTGAGAATCCTAACGTCTCACCATATGTGGATCTTGATAGGACATCTCTTATCACGATCAGTAATAGAATCAACTACTGGCCAGGTGGTCCTCAACCTCTTGGTATCAACAGTTTGATTGAATCTACTGCAAACGTATCCTTAGAGCCTAGTGGAGATCAAAACGACGCCGTTTATCTCACAAGAATAGCAAACCTTGCTCAACTTTCACGCACACTTAAGATTGATTTTGGTTGCTATCGCCCACAAGGGACTGAAACAAGAGTTTATATTAAGACTTTTGAATCAGGAAGTGAAGTTGATCCTGATACAATCAACTTTGTAGAGATACAACCTAAGGTTGCAATTCCTGCGTCGGACGTTTTTGAATTTAGAGATTATTCTTACGAAGCAACTGGACTTAATTTCAACGCTTTCCAAGTGAAGATTGTAATGAGGTCTAGAAATCAAGCATCTGTCCCTCAGATTATTGACTTTAGGTCTACAGCACTCGCTACTTAAAGTACCTAAACTTCGATCCCGAAAACCGACAAGCTTAGTCTACTTATTATTTTATTATTTGTCAAGCTATGGACTTTAGAAAACTCATTCCTGTTGATGGAAAAGAGGGTTGGTATCGTGATCCCCTGACAAATGCCATCGTAAACAACAATACATCAGAATACGAAAAATACATGAATGCCTATAACAAGCGGGCAAAACAGGAAGTCACAATAGAGACTTTACAAACTGAAGTTGATGAAGTAAAATCAGATCTAAAGGATATTAAAGGTCTACTCAAATCATTATTGGAGCTACAAAATGACAGCAACTAAAACTGAATCTCTTTCTAAGGAAGAGCTTCTTGATCAATTCAAGACTCGTTACGAAAAGTTGATTGGTGAAAACAAAGAATTGACTGACAAAATTCGTCAAAACGAGCAGACAGCACTTAAACTATTAGGTGCAATCGAAACATTAGAATATCTATCACCTGAGAAACTAGCTGCAACAACAGAGGTCACTGAGGACATAAATAGTCCAGAATAACATAGTGTGCAGTTGCAAGGATCCTTTAAGCAATGGCAAATAGACTACAACTAAGACGTGATGGTGCTCAGCAGTGGGCAAACATTAACCCGATACTTGCTCAGGGTGAGTTAGGTATCGAGATTGACACGTCTAGAATAAAAATTGGTGACGGTGTTACTCCGTGGAATAGTTTACGCTATGAGCGTCCACTAGAAACGGAATCTAATACTGCGAACACTCTTGTTAAAAGGGATGCTGACGGCAACTTTGAGGCAGGTGCAATCACTGGATCTCTGGTAGGTAACTCAGCAACAGCAACTAGATTAGCAAACGCAAGACAGATCACTCTTGGTGGTGACATGTCTGGTAGTGGTACTTTTGATGGATCTGCAAACTTAACCATTACTGCTGAGTTGAATTATCAACCAGGCTTACCTCATTATGATGCTAATGATTTAGATGCTACAGGGACATATACACAGTTAACACTAGACTCTCGTGGTCGTGTTACTGCTGCTACTAACCCAACAACTTTATCAGAATATGGTATTGCTGACGCTCAGGCAGCGGACACAGATTTACAATCTATAGCAGACATGACATCCTTTGGTTTGATGTCACGTCAAGCAGAAGGTACAATTACAACTAGGACACTAACAGGTGGATCTGGTCGTTTAGTAATTAATAATGGTAACGGTCAAAGTAATAACCCATTTATTGACCTTGCTGATACCACAGTTGTCGTTGGTTACTACAACCCTACAGGTAACTTAGACACTCCACTAGTATCGGTAAATTTACCCGACGACGATACTGTAAACACAACAGAATTTACAGTAGATAGATATGGTCGTTTAACACAAGCATTAACCATTCCGATCGCTACCGCTACACAAGGTAGTGAGGTGAGTGCATTCGACAACGCAACAACTTACGCTCGCTATGCAAAAGTCAAAAATGCAAGTAATCGCTTGTATGAGGCTATCGCTGCTATCAGTTCTGGAGGCGGTGAGCCTACACACACGGACACCTCCGACACAGGGTCTTGGCGTTATTTGGGAACTGCTGTAACCCCACAAAAGGGTTTAGCATCTTTCAATCAAGAGGATTTTGATGTAACAGCATGGAATCCTGCAAGTGGATATGAAGGTGGTTTTGTAACCATCGCTGAGAATGGAGTAGATAATCTACAACTACAAAATAATAGAATCTCTTTTGCTGATGGTAATACAAAAGAGGATTTTGAATTAGATCAGGAGTTAACATCAACTACTGGTTATAGAGGATTTAATTACCTTAACTATACGAAGGTAAACGATACAACTGGCAACCTACTCTTTGGTGTTAATAATACTGGTGATGGTAGTGGTGGGACTCAACAGTTAGTTACTACGATAGCAGTCACAGTAGGTGTAGATAATGTCGGTGGACAGTCCACAGGTGTATTTTATCTTGATGCTGTAGAAAAACCTAGCATTGGTCTTAAGAAAGGAGTAACATACATCTTTGACCAGTCAGATAATAGCAATGAAGTCTATGGTGGTGCAAATCATCCATTGATGTTTAGCACAGGATCTGGTGGTGATCATAATGGTCACGGTCATTATATGGATGGTGTCACCTATAAGTTAGATGGTGCTGTCGTTGACATGGCAGGGTATGTAAGTGGTTTCGATGCTGCTACAACTCGCGTAGCAGAAATATTAGTGCAGACTGATGCACCCGCAAGTCTATATTATTGGTGTCATCATCATACAGGACAAGGTAACAGTTTAACTATTACTGATGGTGGTGCAGGAGAAGTTGATATTAATGTAAGGACTTACTTCTCTGATGCAGATATTACTTTAGATGGTGCAATCGACCAGGCTCTAGACAAGACTGGTGATGGTAATCTTACTTTCCAACTCACACAAAATACAACAGAAAATCGCACTCTATTAATTAATTCGACAAATGCAGGTGGTGGTAATGCTCTTATCAATATCACTTCTGAAAATGATATTACTATCAATGCTACAAACGTTGCTAATAGAGTCAACGTAGAGGACTTCCATTTCCAAGACAACGTTATTTCAACTACCAACTCTACGTTGATAATTGATCC